ATTGATGAAGTTATTCTAGTTGGTGGTATGACTCGTATGCCCAAGGTGCAAGAAGCAGTTGAAAAGCTGTTTGGCAAAGCACCACGCAAAGATGTCAATCCAGACGAAGCAGTTGCCGCTGGCGCTGCCGTACAAGGTGCTGTATTAGCAGGTGATCGTAATGACGTTCTGTTACTAGACGTTACCCCACTATCATTAGGTATTGAAACTATGGGTGGCATTATGGCCAAGTTGATCAACAAGAATACAACTATCCCAACTAAAGCAAACCAAGTGTTTAGCACAGCAGATGACAATCAACCAGCGGTAACTATCAAATGTTTCCAAGGTGAGCGTGAACTAGTACAACACAATAAGTTACTAGGTGAGTTTAATCTAGAAGGTATTGCACCAGCTCGTCGTGGCACTCCGCAAATTGAAGTAACACTTGACATTGATGCAAACGGTATTATGCATGTATCTGCTAAAGATAAAACTACTGGCAAAGAAAACAAGATTACTATCAAGTCTGACTCAGGTCTCACTAAAGAAGAAATTGAACGTATGGTTCAAGAAGCAGAAGCTAATGCAGAAGAAGATAAGAAACAACGTGAGCTTATCGAAACACGCAATATGGCAGATGCGCAAATCCACAGTATCCGTACAGATATGAAAGAAGTAGAAAGTTCTCTATCACAAGAAGAAAAAGACAAAGTTGAGACTGCTATCAAGGAGTTAGACGATGCTGTTATTTCTGGTGATAAAGAAACAGTTACTCAAAAGCTCAGTGACCTATTAGCAGCGGCTGAACCTATCAGCAAGGCTAAACAAGCACAGGCTAACAAGCCAGAACAAGCTGAAGTAGCTGAGGCTGAATTTAAAGAAGTAAAAGATCCAGCCTAATTGACACAGAGACTGTTTGTGTTATAAAATAACTGTAGGGTGCCCAAGTGGGGCCCTACAACATTCTTGCTTAATTAAGGAGAAATACAATGAATGGTACGTTAACACGTTTTGATACTAATAGCTTGGCTCAGCTAAACAGAGCTCTAGTAGGTTTTGATAGAATGTTTGATTCATTTGAAACAAGATTTGCTAATCAATTGTCTACTAATTATCCACCTCACAATGTTGTAAAGACTGATGATAATAACTACATCATTGAAATTGCAGTAGCTGGATTTAAAAAATCCGAAATTGCAATTGAAGTAGAACAGGATGTTCTAACAGTTAAGGGATCAACTGACACTTCAAATGAACCTGCAGGTCGTCAATACTTACATAGAGGATTGAGCAGCCGAGATTTTGAAAGATCGTGGCAATTGTCCGAACACATGATAGTAAAAGGTGCTGAGATTAAAGACGGCGTCTTAACTATTAATCTAGAATATGTTATCCCTGAAGAAAAGAAAGCTAGGATAATTAATATTGTAGAGGTTAAGTAATATAGTGGGGGGAATAACTCCCCCACTCAATCGGAGAAAAAACATTATGGCATTAACAGATATAGTACTCGACGAAAAAATCAAACAAAAATTTGAAGAACCCAAGTTATGGAAGGTGGTCTTATTAAACGACGACCATACTCCAATAGATTTTGTAATTGGAATATTAACAGAAATTTTCAAACATACTCAAGAAACTGCCAAGGCAATTACAATTCAGATACATACAGAAGGAAGCGGAATTGCCGGTGTTTACAGTTATGAAATTGCTGAAGTTAAAGCAGTTGAAGCAACTAATCTAGCTAGAAGCAATGGGTTTCCATTACAGATCAAAATGGAAGAACAATGAGCTTAAAAGAATTAACGCACGAAGCACATCGTAACGCAGAAACACAACCATTTGTCAAGATTTTATTCTCTGGCAAAATTAATCCAGAGTTGTATGCTGCCTATCTAAAAAATCAGCATCCTTGCTATGAAATTTTAGAAGTGTGCTCTATGCCACATGGATTGCTGAATGGTCTGCCAGATATGCGCAGAGCCCCTGCAATTTTACAAGACTACTTAGAGCTACACAACAGCTCTAAAGAAGAACCTAAAGTTTTGCCAGCAACAGAACGTTATATCAAATATATTTTAAGCATTAAAGATGATCCTAAACGTTTAATGGCACACCTCTATGTACGTCACATGGGTGACCTAGCAGGCGGACAAATGATCGCCAAACGTGTTCCGGGCGCTGGCAAATATTATCAGTTTGAGAATCCTGATGCATTAAAAGCAGCTATTCGTGAACGTCTAGATGACAGTATGGCAGACGAAGCTAAAGTATGCTTTAAATATGCCGAAGAACTGTTTAAAGATATGATGACACTAGTTGAGTTTGTAGATGAGTAATGTTTGGGATACTCTTATAGAGATAGAACAATATCTAGAGAGTAGATTCTATGCTACTGGCAGTATTATACACGAGCCTGGCATGGATCGATTTAATCAGCCAGGATGGGTAAACAAAGTTTGGACAAGCAGTCTATATCGTCGTGCGCACATTGATGTTGTAGATGCTCGCGAAACTAAAGGATTATGGATGATGCACTGTTGTGTATTTCCACATCTAGACAATCCTGCTCCTATATTTGGATTCGATGTAATAGCAGGTAAGAATAAAATCACTGGTTGTTTTATAGATTACAGTCCTGCCGGCGATATCAATCATCCCATGATTGAATACTTTGCAGACGAAACTGGTCGTTATGAATGGAACAAAAAACGTAAGCTACCTGATTGGGCAGAGCGTATCTTTAGTGCAGGAATGGTAGCGGCAGGTAATGTCAGCGACGAAGAAGAATTAAAACAACTTACTTCACTGGCACATATTCTAGTAAATCATTATCTAGAATGTATAGATGAAACAGCAGGACAAGCTGTTAACACTAAAGATGTGCAGAACTACTATGCACAAAATCAAAAACAGAATCCACACACTCCTAAAGTTATGACCAGCTTAGGCCTAAGTGAGGAAGATGTTAAAATTTTTATACAGGAATGTTTATTCCCAGAACTATGAACAACTTTAACACAAATATTTTTTCAACCCCTATATATGCTGCAATTAGCGACAATGTGGCTATACAAGATTTAATTAAGCAACTAGTCTACAAATGGAAAGAAGAGACCTATGATGCTATTACAAAGTCAGGCTTGCCACATGCTGGACTAATGTCATATCATTGGGATCTAGGCTCAGAATCTAATTCTAGAGCAGATTTTGATAAATTCGGAATTACTACATTTTATACAGGAAATCTTGCTATGGATCCCGAATGGGACTCGGTAGTACAGTTTGTTATTAATGTTTCTAAAAATCTGTTAGGAAGTCACCATACTGGTAAAACTATCATTTCAAATATGTGGGCTACAATATATCCTAAAGGAGCATATGTTCCTGAACATATACATAATAACAGCTTGTATAGTGGAGTATACTATGTTAATGCTAAACCCTATTGCGGTAATCTAGTGTTTAAAGATCCTGCGTATATTTCTAAAACTATGTCATCAAAATTTGGAAACGCCTTCCCGACTGTTCCTATTGTGCATACACAATCAGTAGAAGAAGGTCTTATGGTACTATTTCCTTCTTGGTTGCCGCATAGTTCACAACCTAACGAATCTGACGAAGATAGGATAATTTTAAGCTTTAATCTTGACTTTCCAAATGATTAAAATACGCTAAATATTAAACTATGAGATACAGCGAATTTAAATCAGTTCTATTAGAGTTTGCCCCACCTACAGGTAAGGGTGCAAATGACTTACAACTTTTAATTAACATTATAGAGATGGTTCCTTCTGAGGATCCAGTGCATTCTGTAGCTAAAAGTATACTCCAAGGCTTACTAAGAGATGTAGTAGAGCCATCGCAACAGGCTACACAGAAACCTGCACCACAACCTGCTACCCCGCAATCAACAGCACAGCCTGCACCACAACCTGCTACCCCGCAATCAACAGCACAACCTGCTACTCCACAATCTGAAGAAGAGCCGTTAGCCGAAGAAGTACAGCCAGGTGATGAAAGTTGGTACGAAGCGGCTCTCGAGGCAATAAAAGATCCTACAATAGCAGCACGAATGTTGAATAAACTAAGAACGGATCCTGAGTATCGCGAAGAGATGCGATATGTGCATAAAAACGGTGAGAAAAAAATTAAAGCCGCTTTTACAGCAGGTGGGACAGAAGCACTAGTAACAGTAGATCAATTCTTTAAACAAGTTAAAGAATCAGCAGACTTACTTGCTGGTAAGGCAGTAGGAGTATTAGATGACTTGCGCACGTGGTATCGAGACGAAGCAATAAGACAAAAGGTACCAAATCAACCCTTGCCTGCGCCGAGACCGAAAGTAACAACAAATGCACTGTATCAAAAACTATTATACCCATTAGAAAATATTTTCCAAGATTTAGGATTTAAAGATCAGCCTCCTAACTTAAGAAACTTTAAGAAAGAAAGTCCTAAAATTTTAAACTTTATGAAACAATGCGAAGAAGGCATCATTGAGTTTACAGATTTGCTTGAAGTGTCTGAAGGTAATATTGCATTACTAATTAACGATCCGGACTTAGCCTACATATATGAAAAAATATTTGATAAGTTATTAGCATTAGATGCAGGTCAAGGAGGTGGTGCCTGGGGCCCTGGAGAACTTGGACTATCTATTCTTTGCAAACCTGTTTCAAAATCTAGAGGCAAAGGAGATTTAAGTAGTGTCTCCGCCGACGGCAGTCCAGTCGATGTTGAAGTTAAAGCTAGTCGAAATGCTAACAGTGGCGGCCGCTTAGGTGGTAGTGGTGTGCTTGCAGGATCAGCTGGCAAGAAAACATTTATCCCTGCACTAAAAGCACTATGTGAAACAGCAGGAGTTGATCCTAACAGTATTGGTAAAAACTACAGCGAAGTTGTTAAGTATAAGACTGTTAAGGGTGTAAAAACTAAAGTAGGCACTGGTGAGAAGAAAGAAACCGGATCTGTTAAACCTACAAGCATGACAAGTCCTAAATGGTTTGATAGTTTTAATGCACAAGTACCGCCGGGCCTACAAGGCAAGCGTGGTGTAAATCCACAAGGTGCTGTGGCAGAATTCTTAATCACTGCCGTAGGTGCAGTTGTTTCAGAAAAAGGCAGACCGTTTTTTGACGAAGAGATGATTGCAAGCATTCCAAATGAAGATGGTACTATTGACTACGAAAAGTTTAAAACAATTCTAACAGCAGCATGGTATCAAATTTACAGTCAAACTGACAACGTTGGCATTATCTTAGTTCTTAACCCAACTAACGGCAACTATACAGTTATTAACTCAGGTGACATGCTTACATCTGGTGCCAGCAGTGTAGTTATTACAGGCGGCATTGACTTTGATGATAGCCAAGGTAAAGCTGGTCCACAGGTTGGTATTGCTTAATTAATAGCTGTAGATAAATCATCTCCCTAGAGTTGTAAATAATTTGCAACAACAGGGAGATTTCTTATGAGTTGGTTCAAACATAAGCCTAGACTTAAAACACCCCCAAAGCCGCACCCACATCACTCTAGTCCTATTGCAGAGAAGATGCTGAAAGAAGCTAAGGCTCGAGTTCAAACACCCAAACCTAAGAACGATCGATAGGTGTTAAAAAATTTACACCTATTGGGTGTTAAAAAATTTACACCTAACAAAAAAATAACATCGGAGTTTAATTTTAGAAACTCTGTATGTAAATATAATATACA